AATTTATACCTACGTAGCATATCAATACCTAAATTGATTTCGCCTTTATACGTTGACTTGGTATTCCAACCTAACCTATGCAATTCTTCTATACTTTTTGGTTCTGCACTATCGCACCAGATTTCGTCCCTTCTATCTATGTTAAGGTTTGCAAGTTCTTTAGCAATATCCTGATTTGTCATACCTCGCCTATACAACAATTCACGTACATACATATTGCCTTCTAGTGCATACGTTTCTACTAACGCTGTTGGATCATTCGTAAAACCGAAGTCCATACCTCTACCGATTAGCTTAGCATCTACTGGTATTGCAGGACACGTAAGAAACTTAAATACTAAACTTCTGTTTTGTCCACGTTCTCCTAATCCGTATACTTTCCAATACTGCTCGTCTGTATCTTTTAATCTTTCGATCTCGTCTATTATAACTTGACTTAAAAACGGATTATCTTTATACGTTGTTTTGTGAAATGCACAATCGTCACGTTCTAGCACTTTATCATAGATCCAATGAAATTCGTCTGAGGGATTGTAGTCAATTACTACTTTTTCACTTGTTCGAAATATAAGCTGTTGCCAGTCCTCAAAATTTAATTCATTACATTCGTTCACATACAACAGATCTCGTTTCCTACCTCTAATTTTTGTAGGCATATCTAAACTAATAAACTCAATCATATTGCCGTTGATCTTATACGTACTTTCGCTTTTGCTGTGTAGATCCTCGCTATATAATCCGTGATCATTGAGTATCTGAAAGAAATCTCGCATAACTGTTCCACGTACGGCAGGAAACGATTTACGTACTATCGTGATTGTTTTGCCTTTATTCTTTTGACAATAAGCAAACAGGATCCATAACAGAATGTTATACGTCTTGCCTGAACGTGTACCTCCTTGCTGTACGTGGATCTTAGCATTACATTTCTGTAACTTTCTAAATACTATGTTCGTCAGTATCGTTTTCAAGCGTATCTATGATTTTAACCTCGAACAAATTTTGTCCGTCTATTCCTGTTAATTCAGATCTTTCTACATAGCCACGTCCTTTACCTTTTGTTTTCAGGTAGAAAATTATAGCTGTTATATTTCCGTCATTAATAGCTGAGAGCAATTTACTTTCAACGTTATCTAATACTGCTTCTTGACTATGTTCTATTTCTAACTTTAGATCCTCGTCGTTTTTTAACCAGTTATAATATGTTTGTCTACTGATGCCTAGAGCATTACACGTTGCTGATATATTGCAACCCTTTTTCCTAAACACCTCTATGATATCTTTTTGCTTAATCTTTTTCATTTTCTATATTTATGTCTAACAATTTACTGAAAGCTATACTACTGCTTTTGATTTCAAACGTCTTTTTGATATCTGTCATTTTCTCAATAAAATAACTTTCGCTATCTCCGTCTGCTACAATTACAAGATCTGAAGTATTTACTTCGTCTTTTGTTATTTGCAACAATTCTTGTAACGCTTCGATATCCTTGCTGTATAAAATTAAACTAACACGATAGTGTTCTTGCACAGGTACTATGCTTCCAGTAAACAGATCTTCTATTTCCATATCGTCTACGCTAATACTAGCAAACTCTTTAAATTCTAAACTAGATATCTCGTTGAATAATCGCTTCAGTATGTTTTTATCATCGGATCCTGTAATACTATTGTGACTTAACTGCAATGCAATGATTTCGTCATTACTTAAATTTTCTTCCTCCGTCCATAATATATTTAATTTCGTATAACCTAATTCTACACACGCCCTGAACCTGTGATTGCCACTAATTAAAATATACTTGCCGTCTTGATTTTTATAACAAGCTATTGAACTAGACAAACCTGATTTTTTTATGTTAGATTTTAGCTGTTCAAATTTAGCTTTACTCATACTATTTGCGTTGACTTTTGTAGGCACTATCTCCTTAACGTCAACTTCCTTTACTTTCCACTTATCTTTCATTTCGTTCGTTTTATATATTCTTTTATCGCATCTTGGATTGTACCTATGGATCCAAACGTAACCTCATACATTAAACTACGTGGACTTTCGCTAGGTACTTTTTTAAATGCTCCCCTGTATTTCATTGATACTGGCATTGTCGTATACACGTGAGTAAATGCTTTTTCCATTAACTGCACACCTTTACGTGATACCAACTTTTGCATTTCCTTTGTCTTGATTAAAAACAAAATAAACTTAGACATTAAACGTATATTGTTATTCGTGCAGAAATCAGACAATATAAATAAATCATAATCTGGTTTCTTTGTCCAGTCAAAACCTACTGCACCTAATATGATATCGTCACACGTCATTACGTATGCGAACGTTGGGGATCTAAACTTTGTTACTTTCTTTACGCAGTTTTGTTGTATAACTGAAAACATAGCAACAGTTATCTCCTGTATTTTTATATTGCTATCTAGGGTTATCTTAAAATCGTCTGGGGGTGTTTTATATGTAATTGTATTGAGTGCTGTATCTTTTGTTCTTAAACCTGCGTATTTACCTTTATTACTATACAAATAGATACTGATGTCTTTAGCTATTGCCGTGTAAGGTTGAAATTCGTTTTTACTAACTACTAGCAAATGGCTGTTTATTTTAAGATCGTGATAGCTAACATTTTTACGATTGTACTCCCTGTTGTAATTGCTATTCTTTTTTAGTGCTGTGATCGTAGAATTGTTTTTACTATTATACTCTTGCTGATACACAGACGTTTCCTTGTTGTCCAACGCATCAATTAACGTGCCGTCTACATACTCAACGTTTTGAAACATATCTACCATAACTTTTGCTGTTGGCATAATCTTATCTATACTATCGTCTACACGTTCTGCATAGCTTTGCCATTCTAGTTCTGCATAGTTATATTTCATATCAAACTTTTGCGTCCTGCTGAATATAAAAAATAAACATAGTTCCATTTCTGGAGATCCGTCTTTATAACTATTTAGGATTGCAAAATGATTGTCGTAAATAATATCTAGAGATCCTAACGCTAATTCACGTACTACATAATTATGCTCCGTGTTATTATAGATCTTAATATCTCGCCTACCATACAATGCTAGTTCGCTTACATAATTATACGGATTAACTAACGAGATCTTACCTTCTGTGTTATTTAAAATAGCTGTTAAAATTTTACGAGTAGGTGCAAAACCTTTTGCTATATTACGCACTGCTACCTCGTAGCTATCTGCAAATACTAATGGGTGCGTACGCTTAGGCATCTTATACTTTATACCAAATGCCTTATTGAATTTATCTAGCGTATCTATTTTTTTATAATCTGCTTCCTGTTTTGTTAATGCAAATTCTAGAAAGCTGTACATAAAATTTATAGTTTCTAATGTCTGCCTGAAATTTGGAGTGCCGTTAAAAAATCTAAATTCTAACGTCTTTGTTTTAAAGTACGGCATAATGTTTATAACAAACCTGAAATGTCCAACGTTACTGCTGTTTGCAAATATGTTTTTTAAGCTATCTATACTTTTAGCACCCTGCACCCTTGACAAAAACTGATGCTTTATTTTAGGACACAGATGCTCGATATCGAACCAGTCAGGAAAATCAAATGCTTTTAACATAACGCCCTGCACATAGTAACCTAACGTAAATACTTGTTTTAGTTGATCAAGATCTAAATCTCCTATATACAGATGTCCGTCAAAACCTGTATTCCACATATTCACACCTCCGTTAGCGTAGCATTGATCTATTACGTATTTAAGTTCCCTGTAATCGCCTAACGTTCTTTTTAGGGGTTTGGTATTAAGTTCGCCACCGATATCGCCTGTGGGTGTGCTTTTAGTAGCGTTTGAATTTACAATACTACGTTCGTCCATACTCCACTTCCAACCACTAGGCAATTTGATCTTTCTACGATCTACGTCGCCAAATTCTAATTCTAATCCATACGTTCTATTTAAGTAGTCCATTAAATGCTAGTTTCATTAATGTATAATAATCAGGTTGCAACATTATCTCCTTATGCGTTGCTATATCGTACCTTTTGCTTATGATCGTAAAGTCAGTGTTTACACATTCAGGTTCGCAGTTTGTAAAACCACCTAGATACTGAAAACCAGTGTTTAAAATATAATGATCTTCGTTACTACCATACAGATTTAACGTGATTTCAAACGGATTACTGCAATCTAAATAATACTCGTTATATATAGTTGAGTAACCTGTGAGCAATGCTTCGCCTACACGTATCTCGTCTGCTTGTATATTATCGTACCATAATAATAAACTACCTCCCATACTTACTTTTTTCCAACCTTGCGTTTTTAAAATATCGTAGATCCTGTTGACGTCAGATGCTTTTGGTACTAATCCATTACAACAAGCAAAGTTTACTATTGCTGTTTGCTTATCTTTTACTGCTTCTGCTTGTCTTATTGTAATTCCCTCACGTCTATCGAAGGCATCTACAATCGTACAGCAATCTGAATTATATATATTAACGTAATCTTTAGCACCTGTGCTGTATACTACTTCGTTTTTTAATTCATTGCTGATGTCACTAAACAAAAGTTGCCGTTTAATTAAAAACGACACATTTTGATGTTTACTTTTTATTTGATCTAAGTTATTCCTTAGCTTCTTTCGGCTGAATGTAACCTGCATACTTTGATCTTACGCCGTAGCTTAATACGATATCATTTTTGTGAGTAAAGCCGAATTTTTTAAACAGCTTAATACTTGCTTCGTTATCTGGGTGGATATACACATAATACTTTCCTACTGGTAGCTTCTGTAACATTTTTGATCCTACACCAGATTTTTCTGAAATGATCGTATCAATGGTATTGCCTGAACATACAAGTATACAACCAACAGGTTCTTTTTTTTCGTATGCTACAATACTAAGTCCTTCTTCAATGATCCTGTCAGTTTGCACTTCAGTATTTTTATAGAACATACTGCTGTCTACTCTGCTGATTAGATCGTAAACGTCTTGAACGTTTTTGGGTGTGGCTTTCCTAGTTGTCATAAATTTAAGTTTAATTGTTCGGACGGATCGGACGGCACAATACGCCCTGATAGACGTGTGACGTTACCGACACGATATTCCGAAAGTTTGACATTGAGTTTTGAATACAACCAGTCGGCAAAAATATGCCTGTGACAAAAATGCTCCGTAGAACAATGACAACACAAAATAGGCGTTGACGTAAACGACAACAAGTCGTCGAGAACCTGCTGAGGATTTAGTTTGTCGAGCTGTGCAACATACTGCTGAACATATTGTTGTTCGGTAATTTTGTTGGCACGGAACGAACGTAGCAAATTGTACGTAGGTTGTAAAGGTTGATAATTGTGTGCAACATACAACCACTTTGGATTGCTGATAGCTATACTAACAATGTTGCGTCTGTCGGAGTGTGATTTGATTTTAGCGAAATAACCTGTTTGCATTTTGTTTATAATTTTGTTAAATATAATGATTTTATTTTAATTTAACATTACAGGCGTCGTCAAAATTTTGCTGTACCTCCTCGAATAAATTGTCTACTTGCTCTGCTTGTAAATAATCTACTTTGTTTTTTATGTAGTCGATTTTTGCGTCCAAGTTTGTAAGATCCTTGTCGCCTATTACGTCGATTATCAAGTGTTCGAGATCCTTGTTGTTTAGCAAATAAATGTCCCAGTTTTTAAGAGCATACAAAATTGTGCTGTGGTGCATATCTTTACCTTCGTGCTTATACACGTCACGTATTTTGCTACAACCTAATTTATAATACCTACTTAATATAAAACTATAAGCTGCCCTACCTTCTACGTGTTTACGTTCCCTAGTGTTTGAAAATATATCTACTTCTAGGATCCTATTGATCTTATTCGCTATATCTTTATATTTTGTTTTCATAAAATATCTCTGATTATATAATTATCTAATTCTTCTGCTATCTCAGTTGTTTCCCAATCTTTGCCTTTAAAAAATTCATTATAACGTTCAACAGCAAACTTGGTTTTTTCCATACCTTGATTATAAAATTCCTCACTGCAATCGAATATAGCTAAGTCACAACTACCTTTATCAATTACCAGAAACTTGAAATCGTAATACTGCTTATTAAATAACTGACAATATAAGTAGCATTGTACGTCGTAGCCGTATTTAACTGCGCTGTATTTGAATGAATTAATATCTGTGGTAGTTTTTATATCTACAATTCCGTTACGCCCTAAGATGTCAGCTTTTCCCCTAAAGGCGTGTCCGTGTAATAGATCTATTGCAGGAACTTCAAACTCGCTGTTACTTATTAATTGCATAGCTGCTTCGTTACGTAAAAATTGATCTGCAAGTTTTTCAGCGTTTTCCTTTTCTGCACGTGTATATACTACGCCGTGTTTTTCTTTTGCTTCCCTATATGCTTTTGTGTTTTTACTTTGTACGTCTACAAATATAAATTTGTCCCACTTTTGAGGTTCTAGGATTAACGTATGCAAAAGTCGTCCGTCCCTAATTCCTTGCGTGTTTAATTCCTCGCCGTACTTTGTTACGAAGTAGTATTTTTTTGGACTAGTCAACAGCAATTTAATAGCTGAGGACGATAGTGCTTTTTTACCTAATACTCCATAATAAAAGCTGTCGTATTGCATATTATCTAGCAATAGATCCTTTTCGTGCGTTTCTCCGTTTAATAATTTTATCTTCATAATTTTAAATCGTCTAAGTTTAATAAATCTACTTTGTGTACTACATAAGACATAACCCTAGTCATTCGTAAGTTACTTTCCTGAAATACTTGTTCGTTAGTTGCAAAACCTTCAAACGTATAATACGGATATCTGCAAGAGAATAATGCAAATAGATCCACACTGCTTTTGCTGTATTCAGGAACCATTAACGGATGATGATCTTTTCTATTAACCTTTACGTCAATCGTCTTGCCTTTATATACACAATCGTAAATATCTGTGCCTTGTTTTTTGCTAGTGTTACCTATACTAAAATCAGGCATTAAGTTTAATTCACGGCACAAAATAAATTCGCCACCAAACCCTGTTCTATTAAGATCTACGTTGCTGTTTTCGTTTACTGTGCCTTTACCATTCCAACCAGATTTAATTTTATTCTGGTGTCTTGCCGTACCTATAAAGTTAACAAGATGCGTTTCTACGTAATTAAGTTTATATTCTGAACCTTTGATCATAGCATATCTGCTTCAAAACAGGTACTTGAACAATAGCTACCTGAACGTTCAACAGGTTCGTCACACATAGGACATAAATGTTCTGCGTCCCAACCACGATATTTGTGTTCCATATATACTAACCAATCATCGTAATTCATACCCTGCGTTTTTTATATTGGACATACGCTATACTAATACATACAGCTACTATAAATAAGTGATACAGGTTTATATGTGATTCGCCACACATACCTAGCAAGTGTTCTAATTGTTTCATAATTCTTGTAGTTTTTTAAGTTTAACATTTTCTTCTGCAATTTCCCTTAACTTGAGTATTGCTTTATTGCGTTCGTTACGTGCTTCGGATATTAGTTGAGTATAACTATATCTATCTAACGTTAACGAGTTTACATAAAATGAAATGCTGCACAATGCCTTAGCAAGTTCCTGTAAATCTTTGTTATCAGGTTTTGCGTCTAGCCATTTTTTTACCAGTGCAACAGCTAAACCTATGTCATTATAGTACAGCAAATCATTTTGATTTTCGATATACTTATTCATTGTTAAGTGCATCGAGTTCGCCAGAATACAATAAAAATTTATACCTAGCTTCCTGTAATTTGTTTTCGTAAAATTCAATATCGCCTTTTGCGTCATTGATTAATTTTTGGATCATTTCTGCTTTATACATACTTGTTAATTTTAGTGAATTGTAAAACTAAGTAAATGATTTTAATTAACAAAATAATTAACAGCTAATCCTTGTAATTTATATACGACGCTAAACTTTCTTCTAACAAATAAACTTCCTTGCTTTTTTTTTGACTATTCCAGAGCGTTGTTTTTGGACAATACTTTTTTACTGATTTTAGCTTGTCTATTCCGTCTAACCAAAAAAAATACGTACCCTTAGGATCCGACACAAAATAGATCTTTACAATGTCCTCTGATAAACCCATTAAACATCTGTATTTGTCTAACTCTAGCATTTTGGTAGGATAGTAGGTTTTGCGAAACTTCATTTCTATAACGCACTTAAAACCCTTTGGAGTGGTGCCTTCTGCGTCCCAACAATCCATACTTCCCCCTGTATGCGTTAAATTCCACCCTTCAAACCCATTTAAAAATAATACAACAGCTTGTTCTAGTTTATGTATCTTTTCTATCTTCATAGATCTTATTTAAATCGTTGATCCACGTTTGTATTCGCTTCGGAGAACAGGAACAAGGCACCTTCATTTTGTGATTGAAATACTTTGCGTGTAGTTCTGCTATCAAAACTACTTCGTCCCTGTCGATACGTGATGAGGTTTTTTCCCTAAACTTCTCCCAATCTTTGACATCAAGTTTTTCCATTGCGTTTAAAATTTATATTGTTCCACTTTTCTCTACGTTCGTCACAACCACAATCGAAACCTAGATAGTAGCTAACTAATTTAACTAACCACCTGATACCTGAATACTTTGTAACGTAATAAACTAAATCTCCTAATTTCATTTTGCATCTTTTTTTTCGTACACATTATAATCATTGCTTTTTAACAAAGCGATAGCTTTTAAAATTTTTTTTTTGTTGCTGTCTGTAATGTTCAAAAATTTCGTTTTCGAACGCATTATGTTTTTTCATTTGAGTAATTTTTTAACTTTTTTAATTGTTCTTTTTATACTGCAATAATCTATACCAGTTTTATTGCTGATTTGTAGCATACTTATGCCGTCTTTGTAAACTAATTCGAAGATCTTACGATCATACCAATATAGCGTACTAAGTTTTTCCTCTATACTTTCCTGTATTTCTTTAGCAGAATTGCTGTTGCATTGGATCTGAAAATCTTGAACTTCCTTGTCTACGATTTTGTTTTGATCCTTTACGTGATTTAGCCAAATGGTGCGAAGTGCTTTAAAGACAAAATAATAATTGATCTCTGTCTTATTATACAAGATACTCCTGTCGTGTTTCTCACAATAGTAATGGATCTTGATATACATATCTTGAACCAAATCTTCACTTGTCATTCTATCGCAACCGAAACTTTGGACTATCTTAATCCAGTCATTGTGTTTCTTAGCTAATTTTTCTAACAAGTTTACCACCATTCGATTTTAATACCGAAGAACAACAAACAGAGTATTACTACCTGAGTGTCGCTTTCTTCGTCTATGTCGTAGATAACGCCTAACAGCAAACCACCAATTAATACGCTACTGATATGTATGCCGTTCACTTTACTTCATTTAAAATGGTACGTTATTTTTATCTGTCAAATCATTAGTTAGTAACTTGGATCCTTGACACGTAAAACCTACATTATTAATTATTGACTTTAATCGTATCGGATCATCTATTGGAGTTGGACGTCCCCCTGTTTCCACTTCTTTAACTTTACGCACGTGGATATGCGTATAAAACCATTCCGTAGGGTGTTGCACGTATCTATGCACAACTATAAAATCATCTGCCCTATTTACAAATTTTCCACCACCTTCAACATCACTCGCTAATGGTGGTATAGGGTGTCCTACATATTCGTGTCCTACTGGGTGCTTGAATCTTAGTGCCTGAGTATTGGCGTGAGTGTTTAGCCATATCGTAACGTTTTCTTTTTTGCAGAACATACGCATTTCCGTAGTAGCTAAGTAATCATATTCGTGTCCTCCTAAGTTGTTCATCATTTCGTTGTCCTTTGTCAAGCTGTTATATGGATCAATCAATAGTCCTTGATAGTTAAACGTCTTTTTAAATGATCTAGCAAACTCCAAAAGAGTACGATAGGTATGAAGGGTATCATTACTAACCACCTTAAAATGTTCAACAACAAAATCAAAATGTTTTTTAAATGTTTCATCATCTATTTTATTAATTGGCTTTTCTTCTAGAAATTCTACTAGCTTCCTAATTATACTATGAGGTTCGTTTTCGCTAGAAAAAATTAACCATTTTAGTTTATGCTTTTTCGTATAACACAGCATCAGATACAAAATAACTGTTGTCTTACCAACGTTAGCGTGTCCTAACACTACATTAAAATTACTAGGTTTGAATCTTATGTATTGATCAAAACATTCATTACCTAATTTAATACCTTCCCTTATCGTTCCAGATCTTACATCTTTGAGATACTGAAACGTTTCCTCAGTGTTTATTATCATTAAATTGTTTTTTGTTTATAAAGTTATAAAAAAAAGGGGTAGCTAACCCCTTGATTTTTTTTAAAATGGTAGATCTGCTTCCTCTCTATCTGGCATATGATCCTCCGACTTTACCTGTGCCGTTGGCTTCCAATTAGAAAATTTGCAGTACATTTTATTACGATCATTCTTAGCACGTAGTATATCTATTGTAATAAAACCATTGTTGTCTTTTGCCCAACCTTCTTTAGTTTTTAAATACTCCTGAAGATCCTTGACTTTGATATTTAGTTTTGCTACGCAGAAATCTACATTGCTACCTTTAACGTTTATTGAGTTTACAAATTCTTGCTGTTTCATTTTATTTATTTAGTATTATGTGAAAATCGTTTGTGTATTGTTCTATCTCCGATACGTTTATATTGCCGTTAGCCACGAGTTCTATTGCACCCTTAAATGCGACTTGACGCAATATAGATTGTGCCGTATCGTATTTTGATTTCATAGGTTCGTTACCTACTACACCTACTAACTTTGCCGTTTTGTATTTTGGATTGCCGATAGTAAAATTTATTTGATCTCCTACCTTTGCATCGAATTGAGTAAAAAAAGTGTACTCCCCACTATCTTGAAGTTTTACCTTCCATTTTGGACGTCCATTGTACTCGCCGTCCTCCTTGATGTTAATTACCTTGTCTTTGATCATAACTCTTGATATTTTTTGTTAAACATTGCTTCTTTCGCCACTTCTATTTGTGCTTCCAGAAATTCTACTCGTTGTTCTAGACGTTTTACTTCGTGTTGCAAGGCGTCTACCCTTGCCCTTAAATAATCACTCATAACTTTAATTTTATTGTTCAGGGTGTAAGTTAGTAAAAAAATGTTAATAAAAAAAAAGAGAGCAGTAAAAACTGCCCTCCCTTATAAACAAAAAAAACAAGTTGCGAATGATCACACAACGAGGTACGCTAAATTAATGCTTTTTTTTGATCTGCAACAATACTTTTATACTTTTCTATTAATTCTATGAGATCCTGATCCATAAACTTAGCTGTTTGTTTGCTAAGCTGATACAATTCTTCTGATTTTGATGCACCTAGATGTAAACTGAATTTGTATTGTTCTCCGTATCTAAAGACGTTACAGCTTTTACACTGCACTGCACAATTATCTTCGTGCCACCTTGTAGCATAATGTTTCCTGCTAACAAAGTGTCCACAATCCATAGCTTTCCAGTGATCTTTTTTACCACACGTTACACAGCTTACAATACCATTCTTGTCGGCTGTTCGTGTGCGTATAAATTCGCTGAACACCTGATCCAGTTTTTTAATAAGTCCTTTGCGTGTTAATTTTCTTGCCAAACTATCCCTCTAAGCTATCACGTAGCAAAAGAGATCCTAAGCGTTGATCGTAGTTCTTGATCAATCTAAATATATATCTTGAAGTTAATTCTGCGTTACTCCATTCTGTCTTGCTACTTTCTGTTCCTAAATTACAATACTGCTCAGCGTTGAGTTCAAGCAAAGTATCTATCTTACGTTTTTCTGTGTACGTTTTGTAAGAAACTATTTTATCTGCTTTTTCCCTGTACATTTCGTTCATATTGATGTGATTATATACGAATTTAAAAAAAATAGCTTAGAACAGCTAAAAATGGTGTTATTTTATGCTATACGTATAATTATATAGTACAATAGTCATACGTACTATAATACTACGTACTATTATACGTATTTTAGAATATAAATTTTTTTTTCAAATTTCCTAATATCACGTTATTTATTTTTATCTACATATGTCTTAATCATCTTTTCGCCTGTACGTCCAATAACGTAACCACCTATACCTAACTGGAGGAGGTTCCAAAATTCGTTTTCTAATTCAGGTATTCGCAAGTCAAATAGAGGAGCAATAAACTTTACATATATTACTATAAAACCAAACGAGAGCATAAGGATCGGACGCCAAGATCTTTGCAACCAGTTACCTTTAGCTTCTGCTATAATAATATCGGTTTGCATTTTTTGTAATTGCAGTTCATTTTCCTTTAGCACTTTAAAGATTTCGTTCTTTGCTTTGATACGTTCTTCATCGCTAGTAAATAAATTGTCGATTACTTTACCTACTTCCTTTACTACGTTACCACCTAGAAATTCTAAAATCTTTTTCATCTGCCTTGTCCTCTATATTTTTTTTTAAACTTTACCTGTCCTCGACTTGCGTTTTTGCTGTGTACATTTGGGCGTTTTTTACGTGACTTGGGTAAATAGCTTGATATTATTTTACGTGCCATTAGAACTGATTACTAATCCATTCGTATTCTTCCTTTGCATTAAAGCACGGACACGCTTTTGTGCTGAAGTCATTATGTCCATACACAACAGCTTGACTATACAAACCTTTTAACCTACATAGCAAATCTTCTAACGCTTCCTTTTGTGCAGGTGTTCTTGTATCTTTTGCTATCCAGTCGCCGTCTGCACCTCTTTCTGCTTCTACTCCTCCTACGTATGCTATACCTATACTGCTGTAATTTTCTCCCTTAGTGTGAGCACCAGTTTGTTCTACTGGACGTCCCTCCTCAACACAACCTTCGAGATCAATAACAAAATGATAACCTATATCACGCCAACCACGTTTTAGATGCCACTTCCTAATCGTATCTACACTAATCGGTTTGCCTTCCTGTGTAGCTGTGCAGTGTACTATGATCTTATCTATTTTTCGCATTGTTCAATATCACATTTATCGCCAAATCTAAAGTTCTCCCCTGTAATTGATAGCTTCTCAATAGTTTCACTTTGTAAGTCACGTAACATTCTTTCTATTTTGTCTTTTTCTACAATTGCCTGTTCTACTTGTGCTTCTAAACTTTCGTTCTTAGATTTTAACGTTGCTACTTCCTCTGGGTTCTTACCTATAAACGTATAGATCACTACACTAAGTGAACCTACAAGCATACCAACTATTACTTTAAAAATATCGTTATTCTTATCTGGTATTTCTACAAATGCTAAAAACAATAGCAATCCCATTACTAGAAAAAATACTATACCTGCACCTACGTAACCACGTAATTCCTTGTTGTTTAATATATCCATATTGATTTTTTTTTAAATTATATTACTTACTATTTGTGACGCTGTGAAATCATTATCTCCAACAGCCATTGCTCCAGAACCTCCACTTGCATTTGGGAATTGGAATTGACTACCAACTAACTGATAATTGTCGCCAAATCTGTACCAACCTCTTATGTATTGTGATAAAGCTAATTGCGTAACGTCAAGCTGAGGACTACCATTTAAACCTTGAAAATACTCATCGCTTAATTGTCTGTAATCTTCTCCTATGGATCCATTACCACCTCTATATATTACAACTTCATCAATGTTACCTGCAAACTCAGATCCAACTGTACCTGCATTACTAGTGTTACCAAAACATACGTCTTGCGCACCAGGGAATGTACTACCTACCTGCGTTCTAGTTTTTGTACCTCCGTCTACGTAATTATTTGCATTAACACCTTGTTGCCATATTCTAAAATCTTGTTGCGTACTAGCTACACCATTAACATTATCTGGGTACAAACTAGCAACCAATAGCATAGGCAATGACAAGTTAAATTGATTTAGATCTATTTCTATATTACAAGCTGCTCTAGTTTCTCCTACCCTTTTATAAAACCAGTTAATAACAAATTTTGTAGATGTTCTTCTTACGTATATTGCATAACCTTTACCATTTGCTGTACTACCAATATCTGACGAATAATCTACTATACATTTTTGTGTATAAACACCTGCATCTAAACTTGAATCTAATTTAACCCAAGCCATAATAACCATACCTTCTGATTCTAAAAACTGATATCCTATATCTGATGTAGATATACTTTCTGCAGGAGAAATGCCGTCAAACAAAACTGACTTAGTATTACTAAAACCTCCTCCACCTCCACAGGTAGCAAAATCAAAGTTAACTGTTTGCTTATTACTATCGTCACCCCAGTTTGTCGTGCAGTATATTTGTCCGTAACTCATTTCTTATTATTTTTATTTTCGTTCATTAGATACCACTTATGCAACGTATATCCTATTGTCGACATAAGCACTAATATCTTTAACACTAATTCAACTTCAGTTAGCGAGAACGCTAACGCACTAAAATTTAATCCGTAAATCTTCAAATCTGTAAAATTCATTATTCGTTATAATCAATGCCAAGTATTTTATTTTCTGGAACACTAGGATCCACCTCATACTCAGTCCAATCTGGTGGCGTCGTATACCACACTACATCTACTTTCTTTCCTTCATCTACGACACCTTCTGCGTCTATTACATTAGGCAAATGAAATTGCTCAAAATCAACACTACGATCCTCTGCACGTTCGCTAACTATCCATTCGTTAGCTAATTCTACAAATTGCTCGTCTGTTTCAAATACATATTTTTTTACTATTAATTCCATACTATTCTTCCTGAAATAATTGTTTAGCTTCTTGATCTGTCAATACTCGATCAAACATTAATATCTCTTTAAACCAGTGTCTAGTTTCTGGCTTATATTCTTTATAATAATTTCCTTGATACGTGAAATCGTGCCACGCCCAACTAGTAGGTGGCTTATTTGGTGTTAGATCACTGGTATACTTTACACCATTAACCCAAATAGATCCTGACTGAAATAATATCTTATTTCTACCTGATTTTAATTGTACACCTTTAGGCAACGAATTACCTGTTGAGGAATTAAAACCCACTACACTATTATGCACTACCCTATTATATCCTTGTACTTTATCTATTGCATAACCACTATACTCCTGTTCTGACACTTCGGTTATACGATTGCTTTGCCAAAAACTTGCGTTGCCTGTCATTGATCTTGCACCTGCATCTTTACCAAAATACACATCGAAGAACCAAGCAGGTTGCTGTCCTTTATTGTACGGCCAACTAATCCTAAACCCTGTTTGTAAACGTGATACTATTGACGTCCCTGTGTTTTCTAAATACGATGCCGTCGTTGCCGTGTGATATCCACCATTATTAAAATATCCTGAAACTTGAAACGCAGGTTTGCTTAATAATACTCGACTATTTGGAGAGTGTGGACGCAGTGCGTAAAATGTATTTATCTTAGCGTATTTTAAAAACGTTTCTGGTGTTACTGCAAACTCCTGTTTACCTGAATTTGTGACGCCACCTAACCTTGCTCTGAATATATGAAATTGTGCTTTGAGCGTTACATCTTGATTCCAACCTGCATTTATAAATAATCTATAAAAACCATTTGGGTATTTTTCTACGTGTCCCCAACACTGAAATTTATCTGTGCCGTCAATTACTCGCAACCTTTCTGTTGTGTAATCGAACGTAGCAAATACGTCATACGAATAATCTGTTTGATCAGAAGGAAAAATTACTCGCAATCTTAATCCTAAACATACATCATTATCATAATCTAGATGCTTTCTAGTGAACACGCTTAGCGTACCTGCCTGTATCAAATATGCACCTAACTGAGATCCTAAACTTTGACTAACTGAATACGCTTCTTGTCCTTGTACTACGTTACTACTAGTGTATCTATAAAACGTAGCTTGATCTCCATACGGATCCTCTGTTGTAGTTGTGAATGCTGTAAGTCCATTTACACTAAAATTAGAGCTTGTTCGTATATCACTTGTTTCACGCATTAATTGTTGCGTTTGAGGTTGCATAGATATGTAAGGGTTATCTGGATCATCAAAGTTGCTGTAATCTATCTGTGGACGTCTGTTACGTTGTGCGTACGTTGACGTATTTAGATTTACCCATTGTGTTCCGTTATACTGCCAATGAGGTGATGACGTCTGAAATCTAGGGTGCATAATTCCGTCTGTCGTATTACTTGGATCATACGTAACATCTTCTGGCTTAATACCTATTGCTGCACCATAGTATTGTTCCTGATTAGGATCTCCACTTGGTGGTATCTCGCCGTCTGGCTTTACCCATAACATACTGGTTTGCTTAATACTCATAATTTATCTCCACTTCTAGCGTTGCTGTTGTGTACCAAATCATTTTTTATTTTTTTTAAAAATTCCTTTAACAGAATTACGTTTTTCTGTTTTGGTTTGCTTTTTCTTATCATAACACCCAACCTGTAAAATCTGCACTTTGATCTGGGTACATATCTTCTTGATCTTGACTAAAATACTCAGGGTACTTGCTACTATTGTTACACATATAATCTAAAAATCTACGTGTAAAAAATTGAGCAAAGTTTCTATGTCTTTCAATCAAATAATCTATTTCTGCTTTTTCTGGTATTTCTCCGTTTTCTGATGTTGCTTTGAACACACCTTTGTTCTGAATTTGATACGATGCGAATGGAATGTAATCTACCATTGCATAATGTATCAACATATCTTTTACGTATTCTTCTACTAAAAAATGATAATCAGGATTGTCGTTTTCGTTTAACGTACCTGATATGATCATTCCTTGTATTGCTTCTAGTAACGACGTGCCTAAATAATTTTGAATATGAATTTCCTGAGCAATACGTATAAACTGCACAAATTTATTTGTGTCTACGTTGCCGTCTATTATAGTATTCTTTACTAGATCTGTTCTGCTAATTAATAATGCTGTTGCCATATCTTAACTTGGGTATGCTCCTCTATCTGCTCGATCTCGTTCTACACTACCTGCTCTTTGAGATCCACGTGGCTTAGCAACATAAGATCGAGGTATGTTGTTCGTTTCCACGTAATCTTTAATATCTTCGGACTTTTCTTTAAACTTTCCGTTTGTATCTTTCTTTAATCTATACAATACCTGCTCCCAGTAGTGTCCACAATTTACACCACCTTTAAATTTGAAAAGATCATACGGCTTTTGCTTATGTCCAAATTTTCTGTTTACACCTTTTGCTGATGCTTGATCAATATCTTCTATACGATACACTTGATTTCTCGCCATCATCGCTTTGCAGAATTTACGTGTATTACTACTTCTATATTTTTCTGCATATCTGTAACGTATTTTGTAATACGATTTATCTAAGTAACTAAAGCCACTTGACTTAGCTGATATTACGTCTGCAAATTTTTGTAGCAAACTTGTCTTTAATTCTATATTCTCGGTTGCCCATTCTTCGTCGCTAGTATTACCTTCGCTGTATTCTCTTGCCGTTACTTCTTCCCATTCGTCCGTAACTATGTCTGGCGTTAGTTCAGTAAGTATACCTAAATACTCGTCGTCGCTTAGATCCACATCGCCTTTATCTTCTTTTGATAATTGTTCTAGCTTTGCTTGTACTCTTACCTCAACTTCTTCCTCAACTTTTTCTCCAGTTTCTTCCTCACGTTGCTCGTCTGTTACTACGTTTTCTAAGTCAATAAATTCTAGTGGCTGTAACGTTTTAAAATATAGATTTAAGCTGATATTATTAAAAGCTAGTATCTTATTAAGAGCGTCTATCATTAAATGCTGTAACGGCTGTATTACAACGTTGTCCATTAACGTACTTGCAGTTTTTAATTCTTCTGCATTGTTTCCTAAACCTGTTTGATCTTTAATACCTAACAGCATCGGACTTACAACTCTGTGTGCCACCATTATTTTTCGCATACTTTCGTCACTTAGAAACTGATACTGATTGTGTGCATCACTAAGCTGTACTGGTACTATCTCGGCTGCACTTTCTTGATTTTCGTTGAACGATAAAATGAACTTACCTGCATTACTTGATCCTGAGAACTTTTGTATAATTCTTTGTTCTATGTTAGCACGTTCTTCTTCGTTCGGTACACCATTGTTAAAATTAACTAACATACTAGGTGCTAACCCTTGCATTATATTGTTCAAGTGATAGTTGCTTATCTCCTCCTCTAATTCTGCATATTGCAAACCTCCTTGATAATCTACTGGACTATAATAATAGTGTCCTGCTACATACGGACGTACATAAAGAATTTCTATGTTTTCCTGTGACGTACCAAACGCAGGTATTCGTTTTAATTGTTGATTCGGTTTGATCTTTGTCCAATCACTACAATAATAAAACCCTTCTACCTCTCCTTTATCGTTACACTTTTCCATAGCCAACGTTTCTACTGGCATATGTTCTATTTGTGCAACTTTCGTTCTGTCTTTGCTGTATATTACCTGAATTGCACATTGTCCCATTAACTTTAGATCGTATACTAGTTTTCTAATACAATCTTTATGAAACAACGTTACTGCTTGTGCATATTCGTCTGGTTTTTTATTGCTATCTGTTGCATCTAAACCTTTACCGAATACCATTTGACTAACACCATTGATAACAGCGTTATTTGTCGGACTTCCTGTGTATCTGTCAATCAGATATTGAAAGTAACTATTTTTACTACCATACGTTACATAGTTATCACGTTTAGAAACTTTTATTTCTGGTGCTGTATACGATTGTAGCTGTACTATTTTAATCTCGCTCATTGCTTAGTATATAATATATTCGTTGTCACTTTGTTGCTCTGTGTAATCGCCTTGATTCAAGTCGTACACCTGTCCTGATGTTTGCGATATTGATTGATCTGTAATAAACATACGTCCTCTGTATAATAAATTGTTTGCAGGATTTTCTTCTTCTGTGGATCCATATATTTCGAAATGCACAAACTGACCTTCTGTTATTTTAAGAGTAGTTTTATCGACGTCTAAAAATACAAACACTAAACTATTGTCTGTATACACACCTGCCGTGTTATTCGTGATCAAAGTTTTGTCCGTACTTACGTTTCTGTAATGCACAGATATATAAGCATAGTCGTTTCTTGGTATAATCGTAATCGTACTATCCCCTGATGTCGTAACTATCTCCATATCTATATAACAATAAATATATTACAACTGGTGCATACATAAAAAAAAAGAGGTGCATATAGCACCCCTTCTACTCTCCTTCATTAATCTATCTTACGGATTGATCTGCGTTGCTGATACAGTGATACCTGTACTAGTTAAATCTTGTGATAAGAAGTTTGCAGGTTTCTTTTCCATTCCTTGAAGTGTAAGCGTATATCCTGATAGATCTCCCATTGCTGCACCTGTTACGATAGTACCACCATTCACGTCCATACCAAACTCTAGTCCTGCTGCGAAGATGTTACCATTGTTGTCCTCCACGAATACGTGTGGACGTGCTGTTGAAATAAGTGCAATTTCGTCGTGCGTTGCTGCGTCTAGTTTTTTAAATGTCAAGTTTAATGCTTGATCATAAAACGTTGTGCCGTTATCTCTACTAGACGTAATTGTTTGCTCAAACGAACTTGTACCCTTTAAGTCGTATTGATATGCTGTTATCGTTCCACCAGAACTAATATCATCAATACTATCTGAGGTAGCTGCGAAATTTACGTCCCCATAAGCAAAGTCCTCGAAGTCAACGAAATAAACTTTCGTTAATCCACCAACACTATCCTTACAAGGTTCCGTTCTACCTGAAGTTAAATTACAAGCCATATTATTTTTTTAAGAAAAAAGGGTAGGCAGGAAATTACCTAACCTACCCCTTTCGGTTACTAAACTAAATCAAATTATGAGTACAATACGATGTCGCTACCGATACCAGTTTGAACACCTGCTGAAAATCTCATTACTACTCTTACTTGTTGACTTCCGTCGATATCTGCCATATCAATAACCTTTACAAGATTTTGATCTGACATCAAACCTGTACCGAAGTATAAGTTGGACTTCTGAGCTGCCATAGCCGTATTGTCTGCAAGTCCGTTAGCAACAGCTAACTTTACTCCGTCAAACGCTAGATCTTGTCCCATACCATACCATAGTGTACCTCTGTTGTCAACACCTGCATTGTTCTCGCCGTTCACTACTGAACCGAAGCCACCTAATGCTCTTACGTATGCTCTTGCAATGTTTTGAGAAACGTAGATTGTCAAGTCGTCTTTTCCGTAGATCGTATTAGGAATTTCGTCAATGATTTTTCCTAACTCAGTGATTACGTTTGCTGATGTTACTGTACCTGCTGTGATCTTTTGATTACCAGGTACCGAAGCGTCACCATTTACTAATGATACTAATCCTTCAAATTGGTTTGTTGCTGATGCACCTCCCCAGATGTTATTTTCTACGAATTGAGCAACCTGTCCTGAAGCGTGAGCAATTAAGAAATCACTAAACTTAGGAGGCAAGTTATCAAATGCTGAGAAACCCATAGCTTCAGCTTCCCAATCGTCTTGGAACTGATCCTTACATAGAATCATATTTTGCTGAAACTCTTTTGGTTCGATGATCTTCTCGTCTAATGAGATATCTGCTGTATCTTGAAAATCACACGTTGCATCTACGATACTTGATGTATCTGTTGCAAATGTTTTTAATACAGATCTATACTTTACGTTTGGCTTAACAGTTATCAGTCCGTTAGCTAACGTATTACCTGACAAGAGTGCTGCTGAGATATATTCTCCTGCAAATTCTCCTGCGTAGGTAGTGTTAATTGATGGTTGTGGTTGTGCCATTTTCTAAAATTTTAATTTTCGATGTTACTAATTCTTTCCATAATTCTATCCATAACTGAATTACCACGTCTATTAACGCCGATCTTTTTAAGCGTTACTGGTTTTTTAGCTTCTGGATTGTGTCGTAAAGGTTCTGCACTTGGCTCTGCAAGATGCTTAGATAGTTCTGCCTTTTCTTCTTTTTCTTCTTCGGCTTCTACCTCTTTTTCCTTTGCTTCTTCGAGTGCAGCTTTCACTTCCTCGATCATTTCTTTTAGTTCGTCTTTTGCTTCTTCTAATTCTTCTTTAGAAACATAAGACATTTCGGCTTTTTTTTCTTCTTCGCCGTGACCTAAGTTTACGTCTTTTTCCATTTGTACTTCTTCTTTTACTTCCTCCACTTCTTCGCCTATGCTACCTATTACTCCCTCGTCCACAACGATTAACTTATCGCCGTTTTCCATTTCGTAATCTCCGACTGGTAGTGGTACTCGTTCATCTTCGGTAACTATAAAAACAGGTTCTTCTTGTTCAAATTTTTCTGCTTCTAATAACGTACCATTCTCCAACTTTTGTTGTTCAAATTCGTACCTAGACAAAAACGCTTCGAAACGTTTTAAAATATCGGTTGCTTTCATTACTCTTATAACATTTAAAATTAGTATACTGGGCGTTTAGGAATTTCTATTAATGTTTCCTATCCCTTGATTTATTATATATCCCTTACAACATTCTATGCTGTACGTATCTTCGTCCTCACAAAGACAAGCACGATTACCTCGAACTGGACTTGTCTTACTTGGTGTTTTCCAATCTTCGTTCCTCATACTACTTTCTGTTTATTGGTACACAATTAGGAACTTTCTTGCCGTCTTTTGTTTTGGTGCCAAATGGTTCGTAGCCGTCCCAACAAGGTTTTTTTAAGATCTCCATTGCAGATAAACCTAATTCGTTTAATTTTTTTTCTGCCCAACGTAATCCTGACTTACCTCCCCACGCATCGTACATTAATGATCCACAGCCGTCGTCGTAGGAATTTTTACCTTTGTAGTTTCCACGATGTCTATTAAGAAAACCTGCCATACGTTTTATTGTTTCTACACTGATAGCTTGTCCCTTTGCTAGTTGGTTTGCTCGTTTCTTACCTACTCCTGTACCACAAGAACCCCAACCATTTTTATCTGCCCATTCTAACGCCCTTTTTGCGTTGTTCTTTACACCTGAAGGGTAGTCGCTATAACTTTCCATTTCTACTTTACCAGTTTCCTGAAACGTTAATATCATTTCGTGCAGTTGATCCAATACGTCCTGTGCTTCTGTTTCTTCTGATAGCTGTTCTTCTACTGGTTCCTTTGGACGTTCTGCCTTGTCTGCAAAGTAACCTTCAATACTAAAACCTTTGACTTTACCTGTCTTTACGTAATTGTCCCAGATATCTTTGTTGTCTACTTTGATCGTACCTGCCCACGTGCCTTTAGGTAAGTCCATACCATACAGCTTTGTCTTGTCCATTTCTGGATCTTCGACTATCCAACTTTCTACTAACGTTAATCCTTGTAGCTTTTCGTCGTGTTCTAGTGTAGATTTGTCCTGATATCCGTTTTTTAAGAACATTTGCGATGCCTGTAACACTGTATCTCTGCTAAAGTATATATAATATGGTTCTTCGTCGCCGTCCTTTCTAAAAATCGGTTTATTTGGAACGAGCAATGCTCCTACTAATATCTGTTTGTCCTTGCT